TCTGGATCAAGAAGCCTTTGATAACAGTGTAGATATGAACGGTTCGTTTGTGTTTGATGAACTAGGGCTAAAAAGTCTCGGACCAAACACAGCGGATGGAAAGCTATTGACACATGTGATATTTCACCCTGTGCAAAAAAGTTTGAATAGATTACTGCAGATAGATTATACCATACGTGTGCAGAGTTTAACTGGATTTGCTGAGGTCTAATCATGCCATATATAGTTAATTTTACAGACAACGAAAACAAAAGTCCGATCACAGTATTTGACAATACTTCCAGCACAGACACCAGTCTCACTTTTCCCGGTCGCAATGTAACTGGCTATGGTCAGATAATTGCAGAAAATTTTTTATCACTACTGGAAAATTTTGCTTCGACCAATCAACCCGTAAATCCAGTAGAAGGGCAGTTATGGTATGACAGTACCGGAGGTCAGCAGACTCTAAAGATCTGGGATAACACTGCATGGAAAGCAGCATCCGGTATACAAAAGGGTGTTAGCCAGCCTGCTGTCGAGGACAGCAAAGTAGGAGAACTTTGGGTAGACACCACAAACCAACAGCTGCGTATATTCACAGGCACGAGATGGATTTTAGTTGGTCCAGTTGAAAGTTCAGTAGGCGGATTAAGATACGGTCCGGTCATAGAAAAAATTGCTGACTCGGACAACGTAGATAGATTCATATTAGTATTTTTCATTGCTGATATTCCTGTTATTATATTCAGCAAAGACAGCTTTACTCCTAAAACTATTATCACTGGTTTCGACACAATTAGATCGGGGATAAACATCAGTGCACCTGCTACTTCTGGAGAAATAGCGAATTTCGTAGGAGGATTTTTACCTATACTTAATGGTACAGCTAAAAATGCTCAAGCATTATCAGTTGGCGGAGTAGAAGTACCAGCTGGCAATTTTCTTAGAACAGATACAGTTAACGTTACTGATTTTGAAATAAAAATAAAAAATAACAACGGTGTTTCTATCGGAATCGATGAAACATTTAAGTTGCTGGCTACAGAATCATCGAGCAGTATCTATAATTCTGCAGCAGGCAGTTCGATTGATTTGCAAACCAACAGAAACGGAATTCCTGCAACGATAATTAGAGTAATTGATAACCGAGTAGGCATTAATCAAGATAACCCACAAGAAGCATTAGATTTATTAGGTAATATCAAACTCACAGGAACATTAACAACCACAAATACCACAGCCAGTACCAATTTAAGCAACGGCAGCATACAAACGTTAGGCGGCGTGGCGATTACTAAAAACTTAATAGTAGGAGATGGCATAGACGTCACCGGTGTCCTGCAAACTAACACCATACAGCCAAAACTAACCAACACCTATGATTTAGGCACTGCTCTGAGAAGGTTTAATAACGTTCGTGCTAAAACAATCACTGCAGATATCATACAAGGGGTGTTAGAAGGTAATATCAGTGGTAATGCCAATACGGCTACTTCATTGAGTACAGTGACCAGCTTTCAATTAGCAGGTGATGTTGTGTCTCCTGCAATACTATTTGATGGACAATTGGGTTCTGCAACCAAGGTCTTCAACGCTACCTTGACCGCTAACATTATAGCAGCTAAGTCAGAACCGTCACCTAATCGAGGTAAAAAAGGTGATTTCTTATTAACCTATAGACCCAGCGAAAGCACATTGGCCAGTTCAGGACTTTTGAAACAGACCAGAGAACGTTTCATGGGTGATTTAGCTGTGCCGATTGGTGCAATATTACCCTATGCTGGCGGAACCACACCTGACGGTTATCTTTTGTGTGACGGCAGTGAAGTTGAAAGATCAAAATTTGGAGATTTATTCGACATTGTTGGTGTTACTTTTAATGGTGCTGCACCGTTAGTAGGAGTAGGTACTTTTAGATTGCCAGATCTACGAGGTAGATTTGCACTGGGCAAAGACAACATGGACAACGCAGGTACTGTACCTTCGAGTGCAGGACCGTACGTAGATGCAGGTGGTGGTGTCGCAGGCCGCGTACCTGACGTGCAGGCTACAATTCTCGGAGGCTCGGCGGGATTAAGTTCAGTTCCTCTAACTTTGGCCAACCTACCCGAGCACAGTCATACATTATCAACATCTACGCAAGACTATTCTGCAGTTGCATTAACAACAACACTCGATCCGTTGGCTACTTCTGGACTTGGACCAACAGCACCTGGTCAGGCGCAGTATCTCAAAGACAGCGGCAACGTTAAAAAACCAGTCGGAGTAACTCTCGGGACTGCTGTGGGATTGATGAATCCGTTTTTAGCAATAAATTATATAATCAGATCCGGCCCACCGGCATTCTAATAGGTAAAATAACATGGCATATCAGATTAACAAAACAGACGGAACTATAGTTGCTACAGTTGCAGACGGTCAAATCGATGATCGATCAACTGCAATTACCTTGATCGGAAAAAACTACAGTGGATTTGGAGAAATATTTAATGAAAATTTAATTCAATTATTAGAAAACTTTGCAGACTCCACACCACCAGACAATCCTATCAGAGGACAAATATGGTTTGATTCCAGCCAGTCTAAGCTGAAAGTATATAATGGGTTGGATTTTGTTCCAGTAAGCTCTGCTACTATTTCCAGTTCGCAACCGACAACATTGGCCACAGGTGATTTGTGGTATGATAATGTAAGACAACAATTATTTTTCTTTGATGGTACGTCAGCAATACTAATGGCTCCATCATACAGCAGTGCGCAAAGTCGTAGTGGTCTACAAGTCGACACTATTCTTGACACACTTAATCAAACCAGAGTTATTACCAGTTTGTACAACAATGGTATTTTGTTAGGTATATTTGCCAAAGACAGCTTTACACCAAAAGTCGCTATCATAGGATTTACAGGCAGTATTGAACCAGGATTTAATGCAGGTACATTAGCAAATTTTAAAATACGTGCTACTTGTACTAACAGCGACAGTCTCGGTGGAGCAGTAGCCACCACTTATGTTCGAACAGACAGCTCAAATGCCATTAATGGTCAACTCCAGATCACTGTAGATTCGGGAATGATATTAGGATCAGCAGGTCAAGGATTACTGTTTGTAAATAGTGGCGATTTTGTTTTAGCGAATTCCTCTCAGGATAAGAATATCACACTCAGTGTGAATAAGGCATCTACTCAGGAAAACGCCATAGTAATAAATGCTTCTGCAAGAACTGTAGGACTATATCCTACTATTTCTGCAAGCACAGTTAACGTTGGGGGAGATTTAGTAGTAGCAGGTAATCTCACAGTGGAAGGGACTACTACTACATTAAACACCAGTGTTTTTACAGTAGAAGATAAGAATATCATAATTGCCAATGTGGCCAGTCCTACTAATAGCACAGCTGACGGCGCAGGTATAACAATCAAAGGCACTACTGATAAAACTGTTGCTTATTCAAATTCCAGCAACTGGTTGGACGTTTCAGAGACAGTGAATTTAGCAGCCGGCAAGGCATTGTACATAGGCGGTACCAAGGTCATAGATGGTAACAGTCTAGGATCTGCTATCACCAGCATTCCGGGTGTGAGTTCATTCGGTACACAGAATGTGATAAATGTTGGACCGGGTGCTCCGGCAGTGACACAACTGAGACTGGAAAATCATAGAATCAGTACAGTGTCGTCTAATTTTGATATTGAATTAGAACCAGACGGCACAGGAAATGTGGTACTAATAGGATCACCAAAAATCACCGGCATGGCTAATCCAACGTCTGCTCAAGATGCCGCGACCAAAGAATACACTGACAATAGAATAGAATCAAGACCGTTGATTTTCTCGATTGATATATCTGATGGAAAATCAAACACATATATAATTGCTAACATATTAAACAATCTTGCTCCGGTCGCCGAATATCGCGCAGGCACGTATGCAAGATTGTTATGTAGTTTGATCAGCAACAATGCACAGTCGTTAGAGATTAACTCTCTGCCACCGGCACTGTCAACTTCAGCATTCTTAACCACTATTGGTGGTGCCAGCAGTTTGGCTATTACCAATATAAGTTTTCCAACAGCCACTATTGCAGCAGCCAGTGTGTCTGTGACAAGAATAATTAAATTGTTTCAAATAGTAGGAGGCGTGTGGGCATGGCAATCAGACACAGTGCTTCCTCCATAATGAATTAGGAGCGGCTAAATGGCCTATGTAATTAATAAGTTTAGTGGCGAAGAACTAATAG